TCATCACTATCGAATAGTTTGTCAAAACAAATCTTTTGTGGTAGAATCTTGGGATGAGGTTCAAGAATATTGGTGGAATAATTGTAACTCACCTTGGTTTGAAGGAACAGTTGTTCACGTTATTGATAAACCAAAACCAAAGAAACAATCTAAAGGTTTTAAATAATGAGTGATTTTATATGGGTTGAAAAATACAGACCCACTACAATTGATGAGTGTATACTACCAAAGAGTATCAAGAAAACTTTTCAAGATTTTGTTGATAGAGGAGAGATACCAAATATGTTACTGTCAGGTCCGCCAGGTATAGGTAAGACCACAGTAGCAAAAGCATTGTGTAATCAATTAGGAGCAGATTACTATGTCATTAATGGGTCGGATGAAGGACGTTTTCTCGACACTGTTCGGACGAACGCAAAGAACTTCGCATCTACCGTCTCTCTTACAAGTGAGTCGAAACATAAAGTCATCATCATTGATGAAGCAGACAATACCACTTCCGATGTACAGCTCCTTCTCAGAGCGTCTATTGAGGAGTTCTCCAAAAACTGCAGGTTTATCTTTACGTGTAACTACAAAAACAAAATTATCGACCCTTTACATAGTAGGTGTACTGTTGTTGATTTCTCGATTAATAAAAAAGACAAACCAACAATAGCAACACAATTCTTTTCAAGATTAACTAATATTCTTGAACAGGAAAAGATTGATACAGATAAGAAAGTTGTAGCACAATTAATAAATCAACATTTTCCAGATTGGAGAAGAGTGTTAAATGAGTGTCAAAGATATTCAGTTAGTGGAAAAATAGATAGTGGTATATTAGCAGTATTCTCTGATGTTGCAGTAAATGATCTCATTAAAAATCTCAAACAAAAAAACTTTTCGGAAGTTCGTAAGTGGGTTGTTGCCAACTTGGACAACGACACTTCTATGTTATTGCGTCGTATTTACGATAGCTTATATGATTCCTTGGAGCATCGCAGTATACCTGCTGCTGTCCTTGTTATTGCAAAATATCAGTATCAAATTGCGTTCGTCGCAGATCAAGAAATTAATCTTCTGGCAGCGTTAACAGAAATTATGGTGGAGTGTGAATTCAAATGATTAAATCTTTTGGTTTATTGATTTTAAGATTATCAATAGGAACCATGCTGATACATCATGGATATGAAAAGACAGCAGATATACAAAATTTTGCAGATGCATTTGTAAGACCAATTGGATTACTGTTTCCAATATTCTCTTCATACATTGCAGCCTACTCTGAGATATATGGTAGTTGGTTGTTGATTGTTGGATTACTTACAAGATTTGGTGCGTTAGCAATTATAGGAACTATAACAGTTGCAATCTATCATGCGATTGTAACAGCTGGTTTTAACATTTACTTGTTAGAACTTCTTATTCTATATTTTGGTGGAGCATTCTGTGTTCTTTGTTATGGTGGAGGAGAGTTTGCTCTTGATAGATTTCTTAAAAGATTTAGAATTAAATTTCCTAGACCACATTTACCTTTTGAATAATGAATTGTTGGCATTGTAACACAGAACTTATCTGGGGTGGAGACCATGACATTGACGAAGACGAAGGTATGGAGTATGATATAATTACAAACCTTACTTGTCCTAAATGTGAATCTTATGTAGAAGTCTATCATAAGATCGAAAACAAATTATGATTTTTTTAGCATGTCCGCCAGTTTATACTTTGCCTGGCACTTGGAGTGATCCAGAGAAAATTGCAAAGTGCAATGACACACTTATACCACACTTTACATTTAATCCTGATTATACTTTTGGTATATCGATTGCAGTGATTACTGTTTTGTTGGCTGCATATGGTATATACAAAGGTTTCTTTGCAAATAAAAACTTAACAGACCCTTGGGATGACCACGATGACTAAATCTTACAATAAATTAAAACATCAAGTGAAATCAAATAAGTATTACCTTTTTTGGGGTGCTGCAACTATAGCAGTGATGGCAGGACAAATCTATGTCGGCACTGGATATCGTAGTATGTCTAAATCCCTTGATACTCTTGTTGATTCATACGTCAATAGACCAAGAGTTATGCCTGTTCCAAACAGAGATTATGAAATGCCTATTATAAGATGAATCTAAGTGAAAGTGATGCTGCATATGCAGCTGACCAATTTATCGATTACTTCTCAAACATGGGTCGTATTGATGAATATCTTCGTAATGTAAAATTAGATCGTATGTCAAAGATGCCTACATATCTTCCTGGCTGTGGGCCTGAGGAGGATATGTTTGATGCGTTTGATATGCACCCAAATGACATGAACTTCAAAGTTTATGCTGCTGGAAAAGATGATAGTTTCTCAAATGAATATTTCAATGAGAGACTTCAGATAACAACTTCTCATTCAATTGAGAGTTCGATTCCTGGCAAGTCACTTAAGTGGATTGTTATGGAAACTAATACTAAAAAGATAGTTGGATTTATTCGTTTTGGTTCTCCCACTATCAACTGTAAACCTCGTAATGATTGGTTAGGTAGACCACCTGAGTTGAAAAGATTTAATCGTCATTCAATCATGGGATTTATTATTGTTCCCACTCAACCATTTGGATTTAATTATCTTGGTGGTAAACTTCTTGCTTTGTTATGTTGTTCTCATGAGGCTAGAGAACAGTTAAATAGTAAATATGGTTCAGATATTTGTTTGTTTGAAACCACATCACTTTATGGCACAACAAAGTCATCATCTCAATATGATGGATTGAAACCTTACATGAGATACAAAGGATTGACTATGAGTGATTTTACTCCTTTGTTACATGATGATGTCTTTAAAGGATTAAATAAATGGTTTATAGCCAGAAACAACGACAAACTCTTAGTCAAAGAGGACGCTTCGAGTCGCAAGTTGAAGACTCAACAAAAGATGATATCTATTATCAAAAAGAGCTCGTCTTCTCAAAAGGCTGCGGAATTCCAGACTGCAATTGTAAATGCAAAGAACCTAACTGAAAAGAAAAGAGTCTACTTCAGTGACTATGGATTTGCTAATTCTAGGGAAGTAATTCGAGGAGATACTGACATTCTAGAGAAAAATCCTATCAACTTTGATAAATTCTATCAAGAGAACCTCATCAAATGGTGGAAAAACAAGGCCTCTAAAAGATATGAAAGTCTTAAGTCCAGTGGTTCTCTTAGAACAGAATTAGAGGTTTGGACTAAAGATATGCACATCGACATCATAAGGTAACTACTCATGATCAAAACACTAATCACAGAATTTCCTTTATCAGATCTTCCGAAAGAAAGAACTGTTACTGAGGAGAAGATTCGTAAGTACACATACACAAAAGAAGAAGTTAAAATTCTTCTTGAAGCTGCTGTTAAAGAAGCTGTTGATGAAGCACGGAGAATCGATGATGAATCAATGGCAAAACATAATCGTGAAGCCACTGTCATCAGTATGATTCTTGGATTCACTACTCTTGCATTATTTGTCGATGGACTATTAAGAATGTTGGGTATCATTCCACCATTCATGCATCTAGATGTAAACATTCTAGACAAAATAGAGACTGACATTATAGATAAGATAAAACAAGTCCCCATACAAAAGATACTACAACAAGGTTTCCGATGAATGACATTAGCGTCTTTATATATTTTCTTTGTTTTGCTTGTCTTGCAGGGGCGACCTTCGCATACATGTATGCTATGATGACCTCAACTTTAAGAGATTTCAATAGACAACAAGAAAGAAGAAATGTGCATCCAGAGATGTCAGATGTTCAATCTGGTGAAGAACTTTTAGTTTTCAAAGCACAGGATGAAGAAGACGATGACGAAGGAGATGTTGTTATTATCAGAAAATAAATTATGAAAACATTTGACGATTCAAACTGGAGGGAGGAGTATAAATCTTATACAAGAAATAGGATGGAACTCGATCTTCTAGAACATGGGCCAAAGAGTTTATCTCAATCATGGCATCTCCAAGCACTGTATAGTAATTGGAAAAAAGTGAAAGGTATCACAGATCCCGAACCTTTAGATTTACAAACTAATTTCAAAGACTGGAGCGAGAAACATGACTAAACCAAACGACCTTTGGGATGATATGTCTATTCTAAACTCTCTATATGGAGAACTTTGTTGGGATAATGATGACCCTATAGAATTTATACCTGATTATGAAAATGATCAAATCATTGTGAAAAGAAAAAAATGGAATTAAAAGATTGGTTAAACTCAATCAACACAAATAAAAATAATTTGATTGATGAGGATATTGATTTAGAAAAGAAGTATCCATCTTATATTATTAATAGATGTCTATCTGGACACATAGATGCGGTCATGTTTGCAAATGAAATGAACAAACATCCCAATCTAGCAAAGAAGTTACAATATGACTTTTTTCTAAATAGTCTCAGGAAAAGGAAGAGATACTCTCCTTGGCTTCGTAAAGAACAAATTGAAAATCTTGAACTTGTCAAACTATACTATGGTTATAGTAATGAAAAGGCAAAACAGGTTTTGAACATTCTGACTAGAGAACAATTCTCGTTTATTCGAGATCGACTTGAGACTGGAGGTAGAAAATGAACTCAATTGTTGAGCCTCAAATCACTTGGTCGCCAGACCAGATGATTGAAATTACATTAAATGAACCAGATGATTTTCTTAAGGTAAGAGAAACATTAACTCGTATTGGTGTAGCATCAAGAAAGGAAAAGAAATTATATCAGTCTTGTCACATTCTACATAAACAAGGCAGATACTATATCGTTCATTTCAAAGAACTATTTGCATTAGATGGTAAGAGGGCTAATATCACTGTCAATGATGTGCAAAGAAGAAACCGTATTATTCAGTTGCTTTTAGACTGGGGATTAGTTTCTGTTGTTTCTACTGAAAAGGTAAACGATATTGCACCACTCAATCAGATTAAAGTTATTTCTTACAAAGAGAAAGGTGACTGGAATCTTGAAACAAAATACAACATAGGCAAAAGAAAAAAACCAGAGGAGGAGTAATGTCAGACTTAAAAAATGATGTTGATAATCTACTTAGAGAAGTAGTAGGCGACTACAAGAATGATAAAAAAACAAAGAAAAACTTAAATGAAGAAGATCAAGAATGATGAAGAAGTGTTACTGTCATAAAAACTGATATAGATAGTTATGTGTTTAATTCAAAACAATCTATGCATAATCTTATATCGTTCAATAGTTTAAGGCCTTGGATGAATGTCGAACGTGAGACATCTCCAAATGATGCAGTTGATGACTACTTTGAATGTATTTCGGAATGTGATGTAAGAGATAAAACTTGCGTCAGCCATTGTAGAGTTCTGCTAGACTAGGGAGGAAACCGAAGTGTTGTTAGGGGGTTCACCACCCCTTATTTTTTTGTCTGCTGTTATAATTAGTAGTGTCGCCTTCGGGGACAAATTTACACTCGCTTACTTAAGGAGAACTATGAACTTACAAAGGTATCGTGCTGCCGATCTAGGAGATTTAATGGATCGCATCACAAAAAACAGTATCGGTATGGATACTTATTTCGATAAGTTTTTTACTGAGACCATAACAAACTATCCACCTTACAATCTTATACAGGTAAATAATACAGAGTCTCGTCTAGAGATCGCACTTGCTGGATTCAAAAAGGAGGAAGTCCATGTCTATACTGAATACGGAAAACTATTCGTTGAAGGAAAGAAAAAAGATAAGAAGACAGAATCCGAGTATGTCCATCAAGGACTGGCTCAGAGATCTTTCAACAGAGCCTGGACACTCTCAGATGATTATGAAGTCAGGGATGTCTTATTGGAAGATGGACTCCTTACCGTTAAGTTGGGTAAAGTAGTTCCCGACCATCATGCTCGTAAAGATTACCTATAAATAAATTTTTATAGACACAAGACCACTTGACTTTTGTTGAGTGGTCTTTTATAATGTAAACATAGAGAGTATTAAATGTCTGTTAAATTAGTAATGCTCAAGTCAGGTGAGGACATCATTGCCGACGTTAAAGAGCTTAAAACCGAAGAAGGGATTGTTGGATATTACTTTCATGACCCCTTGATTGTAAAGATGCATCACCCAGAAGAACCAACTGTTTTATATGAAGAAGATTCATCAAGAGAGTATGAATCAAGAATTAGTGTTCAATTTTATCCTTGGATTCCTCTTTCAGAAGAATCAAGAATACCTTGTTCAGCAGATTGGGTGGTAACAATTGTTGAACCAGTGCAAAATGTAAAAAAACTTTATCTAGAGAGCTTAAATGGAAGAAACCAAGGTAATCAAAGTCCTGTTATTGTCCAGTCAGGAGATAGTAGTATCTGAGATTGAGGAAATCGCTGCAGAGTTTGGAGACCCTAATTGTAAATTAACAAAACCTTACAAAATTGAAGGTGGTGCTTTACATAAGTGGATGCAAGACTATACTGAACAAAATGAGGTGATGATTAACTCTGACAAGATTATAACTCTTGTCACTCCTAGTCCCATGATTTTTGAACAGTATTCTAAAGTGACTTCGTGAAATTTTACACCAATATACAACTCATAGGTAATCAATTTTTGATTCGTGGATATGAGAATGGAAAGCACATCACACATCGAGAGGAATGGAAACCAACTTTATTTGTTCCATCTAAGAGAAAAACAAAATACAAAACTTTAGAAGGTGACTCTGTTGAACCAATTCAACCTGGCTTTGTAAGAGATTGTCGTGAGTTCTACAAGAAATATGATGAGGTCGAGAACTTCAAGATATATGGTAATGACAGATATGTTTATCAATATATCTCAGAAAAATATCCAGAAGAACATATACAGTTTGATATCAAAAAGATTCGTCTTGTAACGATTGATATCGAGGTTGCTGCAGAGAGTGGTTTCCCTGATGTTGAAAATGTTGCAGAAGAAATGTTATTAATTAGTTTACAGGATTATGCAACCAAAAAGATTACAACCTTCGGTTCAAGGCCATTTGTAAACAAAGACCCAAATGTAAATTACATCTACTGTCAGAATGAAACAATTTTACTTACTTCATTCTTAGCATACTGGAGAAAAAATCTACCAGAAGTAATTACTGGTTGGAACTCTCAGATGTATGACATACCATATCTTGCTGGTCGTATCAATCGTATTCTTGGTGAGAAGTCCATGAAAGACTTATCGCCTTGGGGTCTTGTATCTCAAGACGAAGTTTATATTAGTGGTCGTAAAAATATTACATACGATATTGGTGGTGTTACTCAACTTGATTATCTTGATCTGTACAAAAGATTCACATACACAAATCAAGAGTCATATCGATTGGACTATATTGCTAACTATGAGTTGGGTGAGAAAAAACTTGATCATGATGAGTATGATACTTTCCGTGAGTTTTATACAAAAGATTGGGATAAGTTTGTTCGATACAATATTATTGACGTTCAACTTGTTGACAAACTTGAAGACAAGTTGAAATTAATTGAACTTGCGATTACAATGGCGTTTGATGCCAAAGTTAACTTTATCGACATTCACTATCAAGTGAGAATGTGGGATACCATCATTTACAATTACCTCAAGAAACAAAACATTGTCATACCACCAAAGAAACGAACATCAAAATCACAAAAG